CGATGGAAGCGCTGGCCGCCGCGATGCAGCCGCGCGCTCGGAGCGTCGGCTGGGTGGTCGCGCCGACGTACGACCTCTGCGATCGCGTCTTTCGCGAGCTGCTGATCCTGGTCTACGAGCACTTCGCGCACCGCATCATCACGCTCAAGGAGCACGAGAAGAAGATCGTGCTGCGCAACCTCGGCGGCGGCGTGTCGGAGATCCGGGGCAAGTCCGCCGAGAACCCGACCAGCCTGCTCGGCGAGGGCCTCGACTGGGTCATCATCGACGAGGCGTCCAGACTCCGCCCGCACATCAGGGAGGGCCACATCAGCCAGCGGCTGATCGACAAGAAGGGCTGGGCGCTCATGATCTCGACGCCCAAGGGCAAGGGCTGGTTCTTCGATCTGTTCCAGCGCGGCCAGCAGGGCCGCGACCCCGACTACCGCTCGTGGAACAACCCGAGCTGGACGAACCCGCACCTCGACGCGGCCATGATCGAGGCCGAGCGCGCGCGGTTGCCGGCCCGCGTGTTCGCGCAGGAGTACGCGGGCGAGTTCGTCGAGGGCGCGGGCCAGGTGTTCCGCAAGGTGCGCGAAGCAGCCACGGCCGACTGGCAGGATCCGATCGCCGGCCGCGCGTACTACGGCGGGCTCGATCTCGCGAAGGTCGAGGACTTCACAGTGCTCGCGATCCTCGACGCCGACCGCCGCCTCGTCTTCGCCGACCGCTTCCACCGGCTCGACTGGTCGCTCCAGGTCGCGCGCATCAAGGCCGCGCTCGGCCGCTACGGCGACCCCGCCGTCTACGTCGACACGACCGGCGTCGGCGAGCCGGTGTACGAGAGCCTGTGCGCGGCCGACTGCTACGTGCGCCCGTACCAGTTCACGAACCGCTCGAAGTCCGACCTCGTGAACAACCTCGCGCTGATCCTGGAGCAGGGGCTGATGACGCTGCCGAAGCCGTTGCTCTGGCCCGAGGGAATCGACGAGCTGGAGGGCTTCCAGTACTCGATCACCGACTCGGGCAACACGAAGACCGGCGCTCCCGCGGGACAGCACGACGACTGCGTGATGGCGCTGGCGCTGGCGGCGTGGCACCTCCAGCCCGATCAAGGCCCACCGACGATCACGTTCCTATGAGGGCGAAGCTCGACAAGGCGAGGCTGTTCCAGGACCTCGGCTACTGGCCTCACGCGGGCCAGCAGGCGGTGCACGACTCGCGCGCGCTGCGGCGCGTGCTCGCCTGCGGCGTGCGCTGGGGCAAGACGCGCGTCGGCGTGTACGAGGCCGTCGCCGCCCTGCTGGAGCCGCACTCCGGCGGATCGATGGGCTGGGTCGTCGGCCCCGACCACGTCGTGAGCGACCGCATCTTGAAGCTCGCGCACCGCGCGCTGGAGAAGCACTCGCCGCACCGCATCGTCGAGGCGCGCGGCCACGCGCTGCGCGTGCAGAACCTCGGCGGCGGCGTGTCCGAGGCGCAGGGCCGCTCGGCCGACAACCCCGCCTCGCTGCTCGGGGAAGGACTCGACTGGCTGGTCGTGGACGAGGCCGCGCGGCTCAGGGACGAGGTGTGGAACGAGCACCTGTCGCAGCGGCTGGTCGAGCGCAACGGCTGGGCGCTGCTCTTGAGCACGCCGCACGGGCCGGGCTGGTTCTACGAGGCGTACCGGCGCGGGCGCGCCGGCGAGCGCGGCTACGCGGCCTGGACCGGGCCGACCTGGGAGAATCCGCACATCGAGCGCGCGGTGATCGAGGCCGAGCGCGCGGGGCTCACGCCCGACGTGTTCGCGCAGGAGTACGAGGGGAAGTTCATCGGCCGGGGCATCCCGCAGTGCGAGACCTGCGGCTACGGCCGCTGCGGGTTCCCTTCGGTCCCGATCCTGCGCAACGGACAGGAGTTCGCGGCGTGCAGGGACTGCGGGCACCTTGTTCTCCCGGACGGCCGCTCCCTCGCCGTCGACATCGACGGGCAGATCGTCGAGTACTCGATCACGCTCCTGGACCGGCGACGCGGGCCGGTGGAGCCGTGCGCGGCTGGCTCTCCTTAACAAAGGAAGGGGGCCGGTGGCCCTTGCCTGCCACCGGCCCGAGGGAGAGAGCATCCCTGCCTTGGTGCGCCGTCGCGGCTCGCAACGCGAAGGCGCGGCGTGGGATGCGGGGGCATCCTAGCATGGAGGCCAGGGCTCGCGTCACCCAAGCAGAGCCGGATGATCAAGCTCCTCGGCGCCGATCATCGCTTGTCGCGGCGGCCCGCACCAGGGCCAGAACCTTGCGGAGGGAGGGCAGGACGCCTGCGAATGCGAGTAGACCGCCGCTCGCGACTGGCCGGCCGTCGACCATCACGGTGAACTCGCCGTAGCGACCAGGAAGAAGCTCGACCTGGATGCCAAGCTCGCGTTTCAGCAGCGCCGCCGCCCGGGTGGCGTGGATGGCGGTGATTCAGGTGCGGCAGCGGCGGATTGAGACTTTCACGAGTCATCTACGGAACGACCGAGGGCCGATTCCCCGAATTCCAGGCCACTCGTCGAACGTCGGCGCACCTACTGTACGTGTCGATTCCAGCTCATCGCGCCCTGCTGCACTCCGGGTCTTCGCAGCACGGCGTGAAGCCCTCGCGCTTGCACGCTACGACATCGACGCGCTCGACGCGCTGCCCGCTGATGTCGCGGCCGGTGTAGAGCGCGCTCGTGCCCGCGTGCTTCGCGCAGAAGCAGCGGCCGTTGTCGCCGAAGTAGAGCGCGCCGTCGTCGAGCACGGGCTCGGGGAAGTCGAGCGGCTTGAAGGGTCGCGTGTCGTCGTGGTTCTTCATGACGACATGGACGCTCGGCGGGTGCTGTTTAGCAAGTAGACCCGAGGCACGCATAACGCGGTCCACTAACGCAGAAAGAGGCCAGCATGCATAACGCGGTCCAGCTAACGCACAAACCGCCGTTATTCAGTTAGCGCGCGAGGTCGCATGATGACGGCAATCGCCCGAACTTCCCCGCCTGGGCGCTTTCAGGGCGCGTAGGGCGCATTTCGGTATCTATGCGATCCGGCCCAAACTTCCCCGATCGGCGCCAAATTGCACCGCCCTGGGAGCCCGTGAGCGGGGCCACGACGCCAGAATCGGCCACGGCGGGCCCAGGAGCGGGGGTGTAGGGCGATGCCGGGCTTGGCGCGCAGGAAGTACCGGGGAAGTTTGCACTTCCGTATCAATCGGGCTCAGATCGGCCACGACGGGGCCGTGAGGGCCGATTCTGTGCGCGTGTGGGTCGATCGAGCCGCCGGAGCGGATCTTCCCCGGCACCTTCCCCGGAGCTTCCCCGGAGGCCCGCGAAACTTCCCCTCGAAGCGCGCCAAGGGCCTTGATGGAAGGCGGGAGCCCGAGCGTGTATGGCGACCCGCCCTCGGGGCGGAGTCCATCAACCCCACGCACGAGTTCCACGCCATGCTCCTCTGCGAAGCCGCCGCGAAATTCGCGGTCCAGTTGGCCGCCGACGGCCGGTCCCTCCACACGAAGCGCCAGTACCAGCGCCACATCAACGCGCTCTCCGCGTGGCTCGCCCGGGAGCGGCTGTCGCCGCGCCTCGACGCGATCGAGCATGAGCACGTCGCGGGGTTCTTGGCGAGCCCAGCGGCGCGGACACGGGCCGACGGCGGCGCGAAGCGGGCCACCTCGGTCAACGCGCTCCGGTCGAGCTTGCGCGCGTTTTTCGGCTTCGCGGCCGCCGCCGGGTGGTGCCGCTCGGACCCGGCGCGGCTGGTCCGTCGAGCGAGGACGGGAGCGGCTCCGCCGCGCGGCTTGACCGACGCCGAGGAGGGCCGGCTCCTGGCGGTTCTGGCAGGGACCGGCGGGCGGGACGCGGTGCTGTTCCGGTTGCTGCTCAAGAGTGGGATGCGCGTCGGGAGCGCGCTGGGGCTCGACGTGAGCGACGTGGACCTGGTCGACGGGACGGCCGCGATCAGCGGGAAGGGAGACCGCCGGTCGGTCGTGTTCCTGCCCTTCGACGTGCGCGCCGAACTCGCGGCGCTGATCGGGGAGCGGACGGCGGGCCCCGTGTTCCGCAGCCAGCGCGGCGACCGGCTCTCGAGCCGCCACGTCCAGCGCGCGTTCGCGGCGATCCGGGAGAAGTGCGGGCTCGGGAAGGGCGTGACGCCGCACTCGCTGAGGCA